GAGCAAGGACATAGCCATGGGCACAAACAAGATTACGGGTCTGGGCACACCATCAGCGGATTCAGATGCGGCAACCAAGAAATACGTGGACGACAACATCGCGGGATTCGTCACAGCGAGTTCTGTGGACACCTTCACAAACAAAACATTTGATGCCAACGACACAGGCAACAGCATCACAAACATAGAGGTCGCAGACCTGGCAGGTTCAGCGGTGGTAACTGCCGCGGAGACCATAGCCGCTAACGACAACGACACGACCTTTCCAACATCAGCGGCCGTCAAGGCCTACGCTGATTCAGTGGGAGGACTTGGCAACGTTGTGGAAGACACCACACCACAACTGGGTGGTGACCTAGATCTAAATTCAAACAACATAACAGGCACCGGCAACATTAACATCACTGGGCAGATAACATCCAGTGGTTCCATCACCAACGGCACGCTGGAGATAGACAACGGTGTGATACAACCAGTGACCACGAACAGCGATCTCACACTACAGGCCAACGGCACCGGCAAGGTACAGATCGAAAGCATTTCAATATTGGGAGACACCATAACTGGATCAAACGCAGACACCACCATCACCATGAACGGCAACGGTGTACAGGTCAACGTGCCATACACTGGTGCGTTGGGTGCCACTTTCACGCTGGACAGGAGTTCAGGTGTACAGGGTGGTGAATCAATATACGGATCAGACGGTTCCGTAACCTTCTACAGGGCCAACCCCAGTGAAGCCGTTGGGCTACAGGTGGGACAAGCCGGTGATCCTTTTGTGGTACTACAGCACGGGGCAGGCCAAAAGGTAAGGATTTATAATCAAAACAGTGCCGGTGGTACCTTGGAGGTGGGCAAGATCGACGCAAATTCTGGCAACACGCTGACACTGGAAACCAACACTTTGGTGAGTGGGGGTGGTGTCACCACACCATCACTGACAGCGGGCAGTGTGACATCAAACGAGATAACATCAAACGGTTCCAACGCTGACATCAACATCGACCCGCAGGGCACTGGAAACGTGTCATTGGGCAACTTCGTGTTTGACGTTGACCAGACCGTGGGAGCGGGACAGGACAACTACGTGCTGACCTATGACGACGCATCAGGCACCATAAGCCTAGAGGCCGCGGCAGGTGGAACCATAACAGCACTCAACAACCAGGCAGAGAACAGATTGACGACCATCGGATCAACTACCACGGAACTGGACGGAGAGGCCAACCTAACGTTCGATGGTAGCACCTTAACATTGACCGGTTCAGCCGCATTAGACGGTGTCACGATCACGGACAATTCAATCACCACCAACAGGTCAAATGACGACCTGTTCATCAGTGCCAACGGCACGGGTGCCATACACATCGCGGGTGATGACAGCAACCTATTCGACTCAACACTTTATTCCAACCTTGCAGGCACAGCCAATCGGGGCAACACCATCATAGCCACGGTGGAGAGCGTGGATGCTGGTTCAGTGCCGGAGAGATCATACAACTCGATCATATCACACAACACCACGCTGACCGGATCGGGCACGGATTCAAACTTCCGACCAAGGGCTATATCCGCTACTTCAAACATTGATCTTGCTGGCTATTCATACACCAACGCAAGTTTCTCTAGGGGACCGGTGGGTGGCTCATCCTGGGGTGAGGCCGAGAACAGCGGTGCGGGTGCTTCAACACTGGCCACACTGCGTGGCTTGGACGCGGGTGCCTTCATACAGGACTACTCGAACCACAACCAGGACATCACAGTGGACAACGCTATGGGTGTCAGGATCAATAATGGCATAGAGAACAACGGTACCGGGGCATTGACTTTTACCAACGCATATGACTTCTACGCGAATGCCTACGCTGACAACTTCAGTTCAGGTTCCGCGACCATAACCAATCACTACGCATTCTACACACCAGGCACGGGTGGCACCAACAACTACGCATTCTATTCTGCCAGCGACACCGCTGTGTCAAGGGTGGGATCACTGGAGAGATACAGGGAAGAGATCAACACACTGACCAGTTCATCAACCATAACGGTTGATTGTGGTCTGGCACCGGTACACACCGTGGCCCTGGGCACCAACACAGGTTTCGTTATAACCAACCTGGGCACCGGTCAGTCTGTGACCATAATCATCAAGTCATCGGGCACCTACACTGCCACGTTTGGCACTGATGGTTCAACGGCAGTCAAGTTCCCGGGAGGTGCTCCAACAATAACGGATTCGGGCACTGACGTTGTTACCATATTCAATGACGGCACGGACTACCTGGGCAACATCGCACAGGCATACGCATAGGAGTAAACATGCCACTGGGCTTCGCTAAATCAGTATTCACAACAAAACCAGCAGTGGGTGGTGCCGGATACTGGCAATCAGAATTCCTTCCCTCGGACACCGAGCAGGCCGCACACCTTGTGGCTGACGCTGGCACGGGCAACAACTGGATAACAATAGGGGCCGACAGATACAGTGTGATGTTCTGGTTCAAGGGCACAACATCCAGTTTGGACTCATTGTACAACAACCAGGTATTTTTCAGGACCTTGGCTTCAGCCTCTGGGGACAATGGTATATTCTGTGAGGTAACAGCATCGGGCTTTGTGATGGGAACACAACAGAACAATGGCACGTTCAGATTGATAATCTGGCAACCGGCCAGTTTCTCAACCAACTACCTTGATGACAATTGGCACCACGTGCTGTTTGAACTGAATTCAACCAGTTCCTTGGTGTATGTTGATGGGATCGACAAGACTTCAGAGGCCACACTGCCATCAGGTTACGCATCACCAAATGGCACAACACAGTATATGTCTATAGGCAGTGCGACCACCAGTTACAACAGCAGTGCCTACAGTGCATTCAGGGCAGGCAAACTACAGATCGCAGATTTTTGGTTCAAGGGCAATGATGTCGGGAACCTGGCCAGCAACATCGGTTCAATCTATTCATCAGGTTGGCAGGACCTGGGCACAGATGGCACAGCGGGTAGCACACTACCGGCTCCGGACATCTTCTGTTTCATAACCAGTGATGCCTTGGATTCAACAATGAGGTTAGGTGCCTCTGTTTCAATCGCAACGGGCACCGCGAGCAGTAACCTGATACAGTCAAGCACAGGAGGACCAAGTTAATGGCACATCACCCATTTGAAATCAATGAAACGGTCAAGATATTTGACAGGCACAATCGCAACAACATCACCGCACGGATCATTGAACAACCAACCAGTGAAAACCAATTGTATCTTGTAGAGTATGTTGGTAGCAATCAATATGACCTCACAGGACAGGACCGAGTCTTACCCAGTGACATACAAAAGGCTTAAATGTAACATGAAAAGATTGACCATACAGCAGAGGCTACAGAGACTTGAGGACAAGATCAACCTCTTGATGGACAATCACCTATCACACCTGGATGGCAGGATCCGACGCAACGAATGGCTCCTGTACACCATAATATTCTTCCTGCTGGGCATCAGTTGGAAGATGATGACCTAGTCCAGATAGAACATCCTGTGGCACAGGCCACAGTTGACCCTCCACCTACCAGATATAGCAGTGAAATGTTTCCTTGCTTCACAACGCAGGGATGGTTCCTGGTGACATCGCTGATCGTGTGTGTCATTGACTATGAACCTACATATGTGCGGATCACCGGTGCATGCGACAGTGAATGGATTGCGACCACGAGTGCTCTTGCGTGTGGTCTTGCTGACATGTTTGCGGTAGTCCTCACAACGGAAATGGCCCAGTGATTCAATCTGTTTGTAGAAATCTTTCATGGAAGGGATGGAGACAGTCCAATGGCAACTGTTTAGGTATCAACACTAAAGTATAAGAATACAACTGCCTCCACTGTTATTTATAATGGACCTGATCAGGCAGTACTATAATTGGCACTGTATGGGACTAACTCTGTTAGTCCAAAAAGACTCGCACACTCGTCTTTTTCTTTCTTCTTCTGTTGCCTCTGGCCACAAGAGCACTTTTAGTCAAAACTAAAAAAATACTCTGCGAGCACTCACTACATCCAACCATTTAAATGTAAAGGGTATTCCATATCTTACATTCCGCTTACGCGTGTCCGACTTCCGTCAATGTGAACGCGAGGTGAGTCGTCGCTGACTTGTAGTCCAAGTCCACAAAGCCTGATCAGAGAGTGTCCAACTCCGATCAGCATGACTGCCCATTTGTTTACACTGTCCTGGCCTAACAGTTTAGACTGCAACTGGTCTACACAATCAGAGGGTGTGATCAACTCTTGTAAAAAAATCAGTGTTGCTATGTGTGCCTATGGGAAATTGTATTGAGCCTAGTTCTTGTTGCCTGTCATAGATACTTATCACCAAACCAGAAAACACCCTATTTTTTTGAGTCTGTCATAAATATATTCACTTATGGGACAAACAAAGGCTTGACAAAGGCACACGTTTATACTATAATCAGAATGCTAGGTGCGGATCTTTTTCGTGCTCCAAACTAAAAAACCCACCTAGCATTCTAAACAGAGACAATGGCAATGGAACAACAATACAAGATAACAGAATACCAACACGAAGATGTTGAGGAGATGATAGCACTGGGTGCCAAGATGCACCGAGAGGGATCATATCGAGACCTACCCTATGAGCCAGACAAGTTGAGACAACTGGACCAGGACATCAGGGCCGCGGGCAGGACAATGGGCAATGGATGGGTCAGCAGATTCGATGGAAAGATCATTGGCATGTATGTGGCCTACATAACATACTACTTCTTCTGTGACAGGAAGATAGCCAGTGATTACTTCTTCTACGTGGACCCTGAGTACAGGAACAGGTTCCCCATGATGAGTGTGAAACTGATCAAGCGTGCGGAGATGTGGGCCAAGGCACAGGGGGCAAACGAGTTCAGCCCTGCCACCAGTGTCATGATAGAACCAAGGGTTGGACGACTCTACGAGTACATGCGGTTTGATGTGATCGGGAGTCTATACAAGAAGAAAATATAAAGGAGACGAGCAATGGCAGTAGAAGTATACTACACGGACATCATAGAGAGGGGTGTCGGCAAGAACAAATATTATCAACAGACATACCAGGACAGGAATGAACTGGCCAGTCACATAACAAGAGTGGACGGCATAGTGCGTTACAGGCAAGGTGTTTGGCAGGACATCAGGGATTGGAAACAGTTCAGGGCAGAGATGATGGACGAGGTCAAATGGGCCAAGGGACAGCACAGTTGGAAACCCAGCATAGATGACATGCTTTGGAAACTGATGGAGACCGGCACGGACGACTACAACGGCACACCAGCACGTTTCAGTGTGAGACAGATCGAAAACTTCAACAAGTACTGTAGCATCATAGCCAAGGTATGGAACACGTATCACAAGGACAACATGATGACAGCGGATGAACTGAAGATCACCATGAAACAGCGTGTGGGCAAATCACCTGGCAACAATCTCAACAAGTTCATAGAGGAGTAGGATGACAAACACTAACCCACCCTGGAACAAGGGCAAGCAGGGCATAGAGGCCGGATGGACGGAAGAGCGTAGGAAGAAGGCCAGCCGCAGGCACAAGAAATGGTTGCGCGAACACCCAGAAAACCCGCTGGGCAAGAAAGGTCCCAGACCGGAACTGTGGAGGACGGGTCCTGACAAGAAAGTAAGGCAACACTACTACAGATTCCTCAAGGCCAGGAACCAGGCACGCTTCTGGGCACAGGAATGGACCATACTGTGGGAGGACTACCTGGACATCTACAAGACAATGACGGGTCGCTGGAGCAGGAAGAAACGAGACATGAACCTGGCCAGGATTGACACCAGCGAGGGTTGGCATCTATGGAATGTGCAATTAATGAAGAGGTCAAAGGCCATGCGTAGGAAGACCACCAACAAACGCATAACACCAAAGGGACTACACAGCCGTAGCATCCGCGACCCCAAAACCAAAAAATGGAGGAGACGATGACCATGGTCGATCACAACAAACTGCGTGATAGAACACTGTATTACTACTACTATAAAATAATGAAAGAATGGATACCGGTGTACATAGAACGCGATTACAACTATGATCAGAGGATAATGGTGACCAGTTGTAAGGATCATGGTAGCCAGATGTGCTTCACGGTGAACCGTTCAGACATCAAGACTGATCTACAATTGTTCATGGAAGGCATAAACCCACAGGTAGAACACAACAACCGAGTGCAAGAGATAAGGCAAAAATGGAACACAAAGAAAAACTAAAACACGAACAGAACATGTTCGTTAGGGCAATAATAGAAACACAACAACAACAGGAGATCTATGAAAGACGAAAAAAGAAACAGCAAGAGCAAGAAGACAAACAGATCAGAGCAAACGAAATTAAGGAAACTACTAAACGAACTACACGAGGATGAAGTCAAAGACAGATACAAAAACAGTGACAGCAGACAGCGGGCAGAGGACATACTGAAACTGATCAGGAGCAGGCAGGATGAACACGACAGGCAACAGGCCATGCAACACTGGATACAGTTTGTCGAACACATCGAGAAGGTGGCCAGCAAGAAGGCCATTGATTTTTTAAATACAGTGCTTCGAAGGAAGTAGTTACAAGATTGGTGCGTGTTCAGTTCCAACTCCCTTGATCACGCATCATAGGTGCCCCTCCGGGGGCACCGCAAACACCACCCAAACCCAACCCCACCGATAAATATCTACGCTGTGAGGACTGTGTCATCTAGCCATACTACTTGCAAGACTCACAGCACAAACTTAAACTAAAAGAAAACCAAAGGAAAAAACAATGAAACAATTTACAGACCAAGAACTAGCAATCATAGCCAACATCATAGACGTCGCATCACAGAGAGGTTTATTCCGTGCTGGAGATATGGAGGTCGTGGGTGCTCTATATAAAAAGATCACAGCATCACTGCCAAAACCAGAACCCAAGGAAGTAGAATCCGATGACAAAAAATAGGGTTGATGCGGAGTGGTTGGGCATACTCAAGAACTTCGCTGACCAGTACTGGGACAAGGAAGTCAACGAGGCCCATGAACTGTTCACGGCAGAGTACCCCAGCAACGACGACAAGGACTACATCAAGAAGACCACGTTCCTGGACAATGCCAAGCGTAACAAACTGCAGATGCTGAAGGCACTGGCACAGTCAAAGTCGGGTGCCATACACCCAACGGGTGCCAACAACATGCAGGAGAAGAACGAGGCCGCAAAATTGTTAGAACTGGCACAGTCGAGGATCAACAACAACAAGTAGTCAATGTCTAAAATACCTTTCAAGGTGTTTTTGGATACTCTCAACATAGTAGCATCACAGACAACACCACCCGTACACCAGGAGATAGCGGACTGGATAGAGAGCACCGACCACGAGCCCAGGAGGATCCTACAGATGTTCCGGCACGGTGGCAAGAGTTTCATAGTGGGTGCCTACGTGTGTTGGAAACTGCTGACGGATCCCAACTGGACCTGCCTGCTGATATCGGCCAAGCGTAACCTGGCACTGCGTAACTCACAGTTCATCAGGCACATGATAGAATCACATCCACTGCTTCAACATCTCAAGTCAGACCTATACCAATGGAAGACGGAATCATTCACGGTGGACAGGCCAATCATGCAGTTGAACCCATCCGTTACGGTGAGTTCACTGGGTGCGTCCTACACGGGAATGCACGCGTCATGCGTGCTGGCCGATGACGTGGAGACATCTGACAACACCCTCTCCCAAGACGGACGTGAGCGTATCAAGGAACGGGTCGCAGAGTTTGGTAAACTTGCAAAGAACATATTCATGGTGGGCACACCGCACTCGGAGGACTCCGTGTATGACCATTTGGTCAGTGTTGGTTACACCATGAAGAAGGTGCCAGTGGTCAGGGCACGCAAGGTCATACAGGAGGACTCAACGGAGATAGAGGAGGAGTACCTGGCATGGGATGACCACCCAGAGGGCATGTTCACCTACGACTGGTTGGAACGACAGCGACTGGAGACCACGGAGGGAGACTTCAACTCACAGTACATGCTGATACCACAGTCGGTGTACCAGTCACTGGTGCAGTTGGAGAACGTCAACTACTACACGGATGAGTTGGAATGGGGATCAATCATACAACCTTTCGGCAACGCACTGACCACCTGCCGTCTGGGCAAGCACAACATCACCAGGGTGTGTGCGGCATGGGACGCGGCCACTGGACTACAAGGTCGTGATGCTTCCGTGCTGTCAGTGTGTGCCAGGGACAACGACGGCAACACCTTCGTTCATGACGTGGTCACGTTGAGTGCTGTTGACAAGGAGACCAAGGACTTCACTGGACAGTGCCGTGAGATCATACAGGTGTGTGCCAAGCATAAGATCAGTCATGTGTTCGTGGAGGAGAACTTCAGTGCCACGTTGGCCAATGAGTTGAGACGTGTGGCCAGGGACATGAAGATAATGGTACAGGTGATTCCAAAGTTCAGGAACAAGAACAAGATGGTGTTCATAGCA